TAAAGTAACAGAAACAAGCTACAAAACTTTAGAAGGAAAAGACAACTTTGGAACGCAGACTGACAACCAATACAAGGTTCAGCCAGCGAAGAACGTACAAGAACAATAGAATCTTGGTGCTTGCTACTCGTTACCGAATGGCGACTGTTGTAACGCAAGTAAATGGTGAAGTAACAGCCAAGAACGCTAGGGAGTACTTACCTTGAGTATTCTCGGTAAGCCCCTAGCACCAGCCCAAACAGCCCAAATGTGGGCTGTAAAAGCTATAACAGCATACCGAGAGGAATAAATAAAGGAGTTATATATGAGCAAAACAGTAATTAACGAGTTAGAAGTAAACGGCGAAGTCTATGTGCTAAAAAGCGCCCAAGCTCCAGAACCAAAGAATAGTGATATTAAAATTGTAGTCTTGCAGCGTGGCTGGGTGATGATAGGCCGCTATTCTGTCGAGAACGATATTTGCACCCTTGAAAATGCCTACGTTATCCGCACTTGGGGTACTACGAAAGGTTTAGGCGAACTTGCGCTAGACGGTAAAAAACCCAACACTAAATTAGATAAAGCTGGCCATGTGGAGTTTCACATTTTGACGGTAGTTGCCACTATCAATTGTGACGATAAACTTTGGGATTCGGAGATTAACTAATATGTTTGCCGCAACAAAACAAGTTGCGAGCTTGGGCGATGATAGCCAAACAACCTACGGCTACGGCAACGGCAACGGCAACGGCTACGGCAACGGCGACGGCAACGGCAACGGCGACGGCTACGGCTACGGCTACGGCTACGGCAACGGCTACGGATATTAAAATATTATAATAACAGCTAAGAGGACTTGTGTGTTATATGAAAGCAGGAATAAGGAAGCTGGAAATTATAGAGCGAGACCATCCTGTCAGTCCTGTTAAATAAGGAGGTAAAAATGGATACAAACCAAGTAGCCGCGGAGTTGTTGGAAGTAATTAAAAAAGAATTAGTTACCAGTGGAGAAGCGATTACAGTTCAACTACCAATCTTATGCAAACAGATTTTACAATGGGGCATAGTGAGAAATGTTTGTATGATAATCTTGTCAGTATTTATGATAATATTGGGTTGTAAACTGGCAATGTTTGGCATAAAGAAAGAGCAGGAGGATAAATTCTATGAAACACCCTGGTCACTTCTCTATGTTCCTGCATCTGTGTTGGTTATAATACTTTTGGTAGTGATTTGGTATTCAATATTTGAACTCGGGAAGATACTATCAGCGCCTAATGTTTATATTTTGGAATATTTCAAAAGTTTGGTAGGAGGCAATTAATTGAGGAGGTGAGAAGATGATAGGATTGATTATTCTATTAATAATTGCGACAATGATAGGAGCAGCATTATCGGGAAGTATGAATAAGAAGCTAACAGGAATAGAGAAGTTTGTTTATATTATATGGTGTATAGGCACACTTGGTATGGTATGGGCAATAAAGATACTGATTAAGATAGCAATAATAGAAGCTTTGGAAGCAGATAGGTGTTAGATTAAAAGCAATGGGATTGTAACTACTATTGCGAAACCACGACCCAACTCTTCAACCCAATCGCTATACTTAATCTTATACTTATGGACTAACCAGTTAAGCCCGCCCATAAAGATTGCTAAAAGTATAGCCCTGACTAAGATTATCCACCAAGCCGAGCCATACCAAAACATTGGGAATGCGCCAAGACCTACCATAAACCCGTGAAACCAGAACGAATCGTATCCAAAAACGCTATCCCAATATGTTGTCAATGCAAGACCTGTCAATAATATTGCAGGCAGTATCATCAACCAACCTACCAGATTAACTGGAGCTTTCAGGTAGAATAATAAACCATACGCCAATGGTGGTATAAGCCAATCTCTCTGCCACGATTTGAAAGGTTTGCCAAAACCGCCAGCTCTATAAAGTAGGGCTGATATTGCTGAAGCTATCAGAATTACTGCTTTCTTTATCTTGCCCATTATTCCTCCCAAGTATATTTACTGTGGCGCAGCCAAAGCGAGGCGTTATATGATATGTATTATTTATAATCTCCCGCGCTTCCTGATTGGTATTGGAAGAAGGATTAGGCTTGAAGTGGGGCCTGATTGTTAGCCATATCAAGCCTGCCAGCGCAAGCCCGCCTATTATTCCTAATCCCCATTTCTTCCAGTTAAATACACTTAGTATATCAAGTATATTTATCATCTTCTATCTTAGTTTTCTAACTTTAGCAGGTATTCTTTTGTCTTCTCTATTACATCGTCAATCTTATTCATAATATCTCTTACTGTTTTAACAGACTTCTCTGCGGCTTCTTTAGTCATAAACAGGCTCAAGAGATTAACTACTCCGGTCAATAACTCCTTTATCGCCTTGACTATCGCCTGCAAACAGCCTAACAGGGTTGCGCCATTAGCAAAAATCCACACAATAATCTTCTTCATTTCCTTACCCTCCTTTTTATTGCCAGTTACTTTTTAGTTCGTTAAAATCAGGCAAGCTTCCATCTTCTTTCCGTTTTGATTCTATGAACCAATTACAGCTGGGGTTCAAACAGATTATTTTGTTATCGCTCCTCGCCAATAGATTGCCGCCGCATTTAGGGCATTGATTTTTTCTTTCCTTATCCATTTGCAACCTCTTTTATGAATAACTACTTTATCCCTAATAACTGCAATATTCCTTGAATCAGGTCAGGGCTTATATTCCCTACCAGCCCGCCGATTAAGCCTGCCACAATAGCTCTTGTCCATTCGGCTTTCTTTAAGGCTGAAACTTCCTGCTCCAAGATAACTATCCTGTCCCTAAATCCTGTTACTGGCTTTTCTCCCTCAAGGATATGCGCGCATATCTTATCCTTGATATAAGAAAGGTCTGTTTTTATTTCAGAAATATCTTTTACAAAATCTAAGTGATAACTACAAAAATTGTCTTGGCTCATTATTAGCTCCGTTGCGGTATTTTCATTACTTTATCAATCCTATTTTAGTTTCAATGTCAGCCAGTTGAACGGTAAGCGAATCTTTGGACGCCTTTACTTTGTCAGGGTCTTGCAACACCGAAAGGCTGTCCTGTATTTTCTTTTTGGTTTCTTCAAGTTTTTCTTTGGAAATAAAATTTGAGGTCAATACGAATTCCTTACCCTCTTTGTTAAAATAGACCAGGCTCTCCTTGACACCCTTCTCATTCCCCTCTACTCTTTTTTCCATACCGCTTATGTTTAATCTCGGTTGCATAATATTTCTTAACTGCTCTAATCCCATTTTCCTCTCCTTTTAGATATAAGTGCTTTTTATTTTACTCTTCATCCGTTAAGTCCACTATCCTCAACGCATTATTATATACTTCAAGCCTATAGTATTTTCCTGTTCCAGCCTGGTCTTTGAGAATTAAACCTTTCCAAGCCTGCGGGCTGTCATCGTCATTCTTGCCCAGATAGTAGGTATTGTCTGTAACAGGCCTGAAGTCTCCACCAACATCTATCTTGCCGTCTCCGCCTATACGCAAACGGCGGGTAGCATTAGTCCATAGTCCTATGGGATATGAACCACTATTATAAAATATAGCCTCATAAGCCTCCGAACCAGTTACAAGACCACCGCCAGATGAACTCTCTATGCCGAACCTTAGGTAATTTTGCATCTCATTAGTGTACATATCAGCTGAACAGTAACTTGTGCCAGTATCATACAAGACATAATGAGGTCTGGACTTTTTTATCCACAAATTGTCAACAAACTCAAACCTGTCATCATTCTCCATCCACTTAAATTGACCAGAGTAAGTTGTGCCAGAGAAATTTATAGTTATATCGGTATATGCGGGAGCGTTAAAATCGTAACTCATATCAGCGTGGAAGTCCAGATGTCCGTCATCGTCGGAATTTATGTATATGTTAGTATCGCGAAAATATTGTTTGCCAGATAACCAAGAATCAACCCACCGCAGACTTTCCCGCCCTAAGTTATAATTATCATCCTCATCAGGGCACCAATCCAAATCTACCCATAAATAACTATCATTCAAATTAGCCCCGATAGAACAAATACCACTTATTAAATCTAATTTAGAAAATGTTATATCTACATAGCCCGAATCAGACTTATCAAATACAAAAAGTTTATTATATACTCCTACTGCGTATGGAATAGGAATTTGTTCTGGATTAGTGCTATAAGCTTTTCCATTTAGAATAGGCAAATACAAATAAAACCCTTCTATCAATCCTGATAAGTCAATAGTGAGTTGTTCTGTGGTAAAATCAGTATTAGTTCCAGTGATTACCTTTACATTATCGCCGAACCTTACCGCTCCAGCATTAGTATAAATGGAGTAGTTAAGCGTTTCGCCCATAACTCTATCGGGAATATATAAGCCATAATTATTAGTAACTGCGCCATAAATATCAAATAATTTAGTCGGTTCAGAAAGATAGATTGAATAATAATCCGTTATTACAGAATCAGTATCTACAGAAGCCGATGTATAAATACTATATGCTTCATCTATTGTATTCCCACTTGCTTGCCCTACATCAAACTTACCGCCATACATTCTTGTCGCTGTGCCGTAGTTATAAGAGGAGAAGTTTAACCCGTCAATTTCAGTTACAGTCACGCCTGTTGAGTTGTTCATATTTATCCAAGCACCGACAATCTGAGAAGCGGCTTCTGTCCCAACATCAGTATCAAAGTAACAATCTAAACCTATAAAGTAGCCGTCATCATTACTGGTGAATGTTCCTCTGAACTCGCCTATCTTGGTAGTTACACCTTCAACCGAAGAAACATTCTTGCTTACATTAAATACCTGAGCTGGGTAATCAATTTCATCGCCTACTGTAAGAGTTGCCGACCGCATATCCCCATTCATATACCAGTCAGCTCCAGATATATCTTTAATCCCGTAGGTTTCCCCTGTGGCGTGTCCTATGATAGTGCTTATCAATATTCCATAAGTATTAACTGTTCCGTTGGTTACAGCCGCACCAGAGGTATCTACTTGCTCAATCCAGTATCCTATGGCATTTAGGTTTAATGTTCCTGCTGTTTCAATTACGGTATTTACCATATCAACGTCCCCACCGTAATTTATTAAGGTCATAATATTTTCTGGAGAATTAAATGTTAAGCTGTCCCTTATTACATTTGAATAACCGCCTGTTTTAACAAAAATATCATTTGCACCTGCGTAAGTGGCTTCGTTTGTTACCCAATTCCTGCTTCCTATTGTTGTTTCATCACAATTTATTCCATATCCGTCTACTGTTCCTTTTCTTGCAGGAGAAGAACCATAAGCTCTGTTCAAAATACTTATATTATCACCAGAATAATCTGAACTTAATTCCAAATCATTATGGACTATCGCAAAGGCGGCACTTTCTGTCATATCCTCAGAAACATATAAACTGCCTTGAAATACTATTTGATTGGTAGATATAGTATCATTGCCAGTAACAGATAAGTTGCCAGTAACAGCTAAGTTGCCAAGAAATTGATACTGAGCCGAACTTATTGGAACAAAATCAAAATCTAATGTTGTGAATATAGTCAGGTTATCATCTGGAAAATAAAATATAGTTGATACTCTACTATCGGGGTCATCTTTGTTTAAGAGAAACATTATAGCCGTATTTAACTCTTCTCCATCATATCCAGACGACGCAGAAACGACAGGGCTTCCAGCGAGAGTTCCTGAAACATTGACCATATTGTCAGAAACATCAAAAATTGTTTTCTCTACCCACACGCCCGACTCTCTTCTTTGAAGTAATAAATCATCCTCGCTTTTGATTATCCTCCAAGAACCGTCATCCTCTGGGTCTCCGAAATAAATCATATCTATGCTTCCAGCTACCGTTTCTGCCCAAGAGCCATTTCTTCTGCCATATATCTTATCATCAGAAGGCGCGTCAATTATATACCCTAAATCATTCGTTAGCTCGCTTATATTATCCCCTGATTGCAAGGCAGTATTCCATTTGGCAATATCAAGGGCATCTATTCCTGCCGCTACGCTTGCCCCAAATACAGGGTCGGTTTCGGTAAATGAAGTCAAATAGCCTGCGTCATTGACAAGTTTGGATACATTATCTCCACTCTTAAGATAACCCGATAAATCTTGGTCTCCAGTATTTATGCCAGTAACAGCGTCAAGAGCAGCCCGATTGGTATGGACTATATCAGCGTGAACAAAATCCGTAAGGTGAGTATCAGGCAGAAAGCCAGTGTGCCCTGAAGTCGCATAGGCAAGATTGGTAAGCAAGGCGTGGTCAGATACACCACTTGTGCCAGAAGGAGTAGCAGTCCCGCCGCCAACACCGATTACCTTTACTGCTTTCTCCGCCTTGATTGCGGCAATCAAATCCCAGAAGGTATTGTTCGGAGGCTCGTTGCCCTTATTATTGGCTATGCAAACATAAGTCTTATTCTTGTGAGTTATCAGGTCATTGGCTTCATAGTCAAAGTTATTCAGCCATTTGCCCTTATATCTAACCCTGTCAAGGTCAAAAATATCCCTCTCGGAATGCTCGTGCTTCCTATCGGCTTTCTCCTCTATGAGGTCTATTATTTCATCAAACTCATCCATTATTTATTTTCCTATCCATTCCTCACCTTAAGTTAGTGTTATTGACTCCAATAAACTATAACAACTCCTCCTTGTCCTGCAATTCCCGCAGTTCCACTACCACCACTTTCAACACCTAAAGCTCCTTTACCATAAGTTGCTCCACCAATACCACTTAATCCACCCGAACCTGCATACCATCCACGAGTAGTATCATAAGCATAATAAAATCCAGCTCTACCAGCATCTCCGCTTATATTCAAAGTTCCCCCTGAGCCATCACCACCTGCTCCGCCTGCACCTGCACCAGTTGTTGTTCTACCTGCACTACCAACTCCGCCCGTAGCCGATAAAGTGCTATCACCTGCAAATGAGCTTGTTCCACCAGTTCCACCAGTTCCACCACTATCTGCTCCTGCAGTTCCCCCTGCTCCAACTGTAACTGTTACATTACCCGAAACAGCAACTATACCCTCGCTATATCCACCACCACCACCACCACCAGTAGCACCATAAGTAGCAGGAGCAACATATTTAATACCACCGCTTCCTCCCCCTCCTCCAATTACTTTAACAAATACAGAAGAAACCCCAGCAGGCTTAGTCCAAGTTCCTCCTGATGTAAAAACTTGCATATTAGTATAACCGCCCCCACCAACACTCGCCCACGCAGGGTCATTAGCACCAATTTTTAGGTATTGTCCGTCTGTGCCTTTGGGGAGTCTCGTCCAATTAGTTCCGTTGAAATAGAGTATATCCCCTCTTGCTTGAGATGATATTGCAAGGTCAGAAGGCTTTATATTGGTAAGCAAACTTCCGTCAACCGCAGGTATCTTCGCGTCGCCATCAAGTTTAAGTATCTTATTCGCTGTCGTTCCTGTATCAAGCCTATCGGAACTCAATGTTCCAGATGTAATTTTAGCTGCTGATAAATCAGGTATATTGGCAACTGGTATTGCCCCTGCCCCAGAAGGAATACTGGCAAGGGAAGTCAACGCCGCCCCCGACACCTTGCCTGCTGTGGTAATCTGGGCAAGCTTGGTATCAGCTATGCCTGCGGTGGGGCTTACCTTTGCATTGGTAATCAATAGTTCTGGGTCTGTGCCAGCGGCTATCGCATCCCAGTTCGCCCTAATTAATGCTGGCGTATCCTTAAGTTTCTCTGTATTCTGCGGTTTCGTTCTATCAAATGCCATTTGTCAAAATCTCCTTTCTATATTACCCATACTTCATATCATCAATATAAAATATATTCTCTGCATCAGCATTAACAATTGTAATTATAATTTGGTCTATTGCGTCTTTATTTGCATTTGATACATTTTGTAAATTTATTTTTACTTCTTGCCAAGTATCCGCCGAAGTAATATTTGGGGTAATTTCTGTTGTAGTTCCACCAGAATCGTGCAACCCAATTTTTATATTACTCCCTGTTCTTGAAGAGCGAATCATAAATCTTGCTTGATTAATTCCTGTTAAATTTATAGTTGGGGATATTGTTTTTGTTAATGTTTTATTCAAGCTATCAGTTTTTGCTGCTACTGCTTTTAATGAATATGAACCTTGAGTTTTAATAGTAGCTTCAGAATATGATTGCAAGGCTAATTGCATCATTTGTATTTCATAAAATCCCACATAACCATCAGCCCTGTAATTTGTAGTAACATTTATTTTATAATATCTATATGCGTTAGGATTAGAGAATGTAAAATCTTGCCATTCATTCCCGCTTGAGGTGCATTGTCCTGCATAAATTACATCATAATTACTGCCATCGATAGAACCTTGTAATGTAAAATCTTTTATGATTGCTCCATTTCCATCCACATACTTATAAATCCTCAATTTATTTGCTATCTTTGTTATTCCTGAACCTAAATCATATATCCAATAATGGGGTAAAGTTGTAATAGCTGAAGTCCATCTTGTTGCCGTATTGCCATCAGCAGCCAAATCAGGTGTTAAAGCTCCGACATAACTATCGGCAGAGGCAGTTCCCCCTGTTATAAAATTAGAACAATAAGTTCCATCTCCAGAATACGCCGCTTGTGCTGCTGCATTAGAAGAATATTCCATATAGTCAAGCTCAAACCATTCTTTTATCTTGCTACTCAATGCTAATAATAGAAGTCTTATGCTCATTTATTCCTCCAACGAACCTGTTGCCGTCCAGGTATTTTCTGCGACCTTGATTATTCCCGCGATAGCATACCGTCCTGTGGTAATCAACCCTGAGGGATTGACTATTGTTACATCCGTATCTACGGGCGCAATGGTAACCACTCCAGTTCCGAGTTGCCTTATGACGATTACTGTTCCTATTGGGAACGCCACAGCAGAGTTCTTTGGAATAGTAAGTGTTACCGCTTCACTTTTATTCATATCAATAAGTTTCCCGTCATCCGATAGAACAAGGGTATAGTTATCAGTTTGGGTGTTGATAAGAATATGCTTTAGGCTTTTCGTATCGGCATAAGTTTTAACCGCCTTTTGCGACGGTATTTTGGTATCAGAGTTCGCGGCTAATGTAGTATCGGTATCCAAATCCGCAGCCTTTAATTGTGTATCATTAGTTACATTGCCAAGTCCTACAAGTGTTTTTGTAACCAGATTGCTAACCTCTACCTTTTTGGTAATAGGTGTTTCTGCCATATCTACTATTGGCAACAAATCGGTTGATTGCGGTGTTTCCAGCTCAGTAAGTTCACTAATCTTCTTATCTGCCATTATTCCTCCCCTATGCCCTCGCTAACCTTCGCTTGGGCTATACCATCATTGATTATCTTCTGTAAATCCTCAATACTTATCCCGCCCTTGACACTTAAGGTATAAAACTTCCTTACATCCATACTTCCGTCTATCCTCAATCGGTAATGCAAGATTACGTCTTTAAGCATTCCGTTATCCTCAAGATTTACTATAAGCTTATTAGATACTATTTCCTTTGCCATAAATCCTCCCTATATTCCGTGAGCGTGGCATAAAAAATCGCCAGTCTTGGCGACTCCTTCCTCATCATATAATTTAACATTGCAACCAGTCAAATCCAAACCGCTTATCTTGGCATATACCCCATCACCGCTGGTAATTGTAATATGCACCCCATAAACTTTATGAAACTCCTTTGTAAAAACTATATCTGCCCCATCATTAGCAACTGTAACTATCCCTTCTGTCTTATCATCTATATCGGGCAAATCCCCGAAATAGTTGAAAGCCGAACAAATTATTTCCTGAGTTTCATTATCCCTTACCAATGTCATCCTTAACTGGAAGTATCTACAATAATAGTCCGCAGTTTGGAAAGGAGACCAGTCAGTCCAAGTTATATTATCCTCTGAAGTTCTTATCTCAAATGAAGCCCTATCCCCTCGCTCCGCCCCTATAAATCTATATGTTTCAGATATATCCTCAAAGGTTTGCTCGCCGAAATCTTGCCAGGTAGCATTATCAGTTAAGGTAATTATCGCTTCAACTCCTATCTTGAAAGTAGCAAGATAGCCCAAATCCCTTACTGGAGTAGTATAAGTTCCAGATAGTAAACCTCCAGATATAATTACATTGCTAATGCCAACCTCAAAAATGAAAGAATCGCCATCTTCAGTTAGCATATTACTTCCATCTTCAAGTAATATATTTCCTTCAATCCATTGCTCTAATCCATCAAATTCCCCTGCCCAAGTAGGCTGTTCCTGATAACTCTCTATTATATTGGTAAATGGTATATTTTCTATTGTAAGCGTTGCCTCTGTCGCATTCTCGGAGTAATTGCCTGAGGTATCTATCGCCTTGATAAAGAACTTCTGGTCAGCCCCTGTCCTGAAATCAAGTATTATAAGGCGGTTTGACTTTATCTTTGAGGCTATTATATAGCCAGATTCCCAACTTTTCCCAAATCTTATCTCATAACTATCCAAATCTACATCAAGGATATTAGTCCAAGCAAAGTAGAGCCTGTCCCTTGACTGATTAACAAGGAATGAAGATACATCGGAAGGGAATGCTGTTTTTCCAATAAGTGTAATGCTGGCTTGTGGACTTGTGGACTTTGCGTTCTCATCTCCCGTATCCCCTACACTTGCCACGCAAACCTTATATTTAATTAATTCAACCAAGTCGCCTATGATAGCAAAATGATTTCCAGCAGTTTCACCTCTTTCAATCCAGCTCTCCCCATCATCGTCGCTGATATATACCTTCGCCTTCATATAACGCCTGACAGAATACCCTGTTAACTGAGGCTTGTTAAACCATACATCAATGGCATTCTCTATTTTCCCATCAGCTAATTTTATAAGCCTTTCAGTTAGGGTTAAATCGGTAACATTAGGAATTGTATAAGTCAATGAGGAATAGTTATTAGTAGGCAATACTATACCACTGTCGTCATATACGCTTTCATTGTATTCAATAGCCGATATAACACATTCCCCTTCCTTCTCTCTTGATATGGAGACTACCCTGAAGGGCTTGACTACCTTATTGACCTCACCGAAGGAGTATACATCATAAGCTTTTGGCTCTTGGCTGAAGGCTTCGCTTAGTGTAATCGTGCTATGAGAGCCTACAGCATTTGTAACGGTTTTTTCCTCAATGGTATCATCGGCAAACCTGACCATAAGTTTGTAAGTCTTACCTATCTCAACCTCAACATTCTGGTCTATATTGACTGAAGTGGTAGTAGAGCCCGATTTTACCCTGCCAGAAAATCCCCATTGAGGGACATCGTGAGATATATTGATTACATCACCAGCCTTACAGGCTATTGCGTCAATACCACACCTAATCTGAATGCTTCGGTTGATATATTTAGATACCCATAAGGCATATCTTGCTTCCCTTATGGCGTAGGATTTATTAGCTATGAATAATCTTAAAGTTTTAGTATTTATAGGGTCGCCGGCAGTAATCGTAGCTTCATCCATAACCGATACAGTTTCATCGACATAATCAAGCTCCTTATCGTTCATCTGGACTTGTATCATATTGTATATTTCAGTTCTTGATTTCCAAGCCTGAGCAAAATCCTTTTTAATTATATTACCCATTCCAAATACCTGAACAGGATTTTCTGGTTTATCTATTCTGAATGAGAAACCATTATTGGAATAGAATGAGAATGCCCTAAAGGTAGCGCAAATCTGGGAAAGCATATCAGGTGTTTTGCTCGCGCTATCTAAAACTATATCAAGCCTAAAACGCTTTTCAAATCCACCTGCACCATTGGCAATCTTTTCCTCACAATACAAAGCCATCTCAAGCATTTCAGCTTCATCTATACTATCTATATCTATATACTCACCTAATCCATATCTTGTATTGACAAGCAGATTTCTCAAATGCCATATAGGATTGGCACTCCAAGCTATTACATAGCTTATCTCGTCCCAGTATAGTTCGCTATCATCCGAGAATAATCTGAATACTTCATCATCTGGGTCATAATAATAATCTTCCCAATCTACTGGGTCGCCACCTAATGCGGTCAACACATTAGGTATTCTAATCTTCAAGCCCTTCTCTACGAAAGTTATATTGGGGGTTTGTCCGCTTAACTGGTCGGTAGCCAAAGCCCTAACGCTAATTAAAGCTGTATCGGGATATGCCAAATCATCAGTTTTGATTTCATCTATACTGGTTAAATATAAATCACCTGCCCTTTGTGGCTCAAGACTACTATTATCAGAAACCCTTGTTATACGAATATCATATTGTGCTGGCATAAGCCCCGACTTTCTGAATACTCTTCTTAATGCAGTCCTTGATTTGCCATCTATTGTAGTTGAACCCAAATCAGTATAAGTAGTGTCAGTATGGACTTTATATTCTACCTTATAAGTTACACTCCAAGAACTTATTGCCCCATTACTATCGGCTTGCCACAAGCCTGCTGGAAGAGTAAAATTTATTTCAAACGCCTCAACATCATTATCTATAGTCGTATATATATAAGGGTCGTCTTTTTCAAGATTTACATTTATATTATATACATTATGCAAATCAACAAAATTGGGGATTACAGTCTGGTCATTAGTTCCGTAGCGGTATTCAATATCTATGCCTTCAAAATTGGCTACTGGTTGCTCGTTTATCTTTATATCCGATATGCTCTCAATCTCCCCTTCGCCCGCTGCTATAAGCAGATTAAGATACTGTTTATCACCATCAGTAGATATATACTGATTGATTATATTACCACCAGTCCTATGCTTTCCACATACCAACTTTACTGGTATTCCTACTTCTTGAACCGTCCTTATCCCATCCCAACCATAGGTGGCACTACTTTCATCAAACCCATCGCCTATTGAACCAAAGTTAGGTTTATTCTGCCTAACAGTAAGAGCTGAATATAAAGAATAAGATGAAGTTAATACAGCTCCACAGAAAAGAAATGGATGAGTTAAAGCAAAAGTCCAAGCTGTATTGACTAATGTCATAATACCAGACCATATTGCAGCCCCTATTGAAAACACATCTTTTATACTCGGAGTAATTATAATATTATCATCATTATCAAGGTGCTTATTAAGTTTGGTCTCTACCTTGCCATTGATTATAATATCACAGTCATTATAATCTATACCTGTCTTATCAAGGTATTCTTTAAGGGATAAATCCCTATTGAAAGGATACTCAAAATCCTGCTTATCTTTAGTCTCAAATCTTATTGGTCGGTATGATAAATAAATCATATTTTATACCTGAATATGCCTACAAGCCTTTCGGCTATCTTTTTATGAGTTATCTTTGATAGATTAACTCCCGCTTTTGTGCATTGAATAAAATCTTTACTATTAAGCATAACTCCAGTGTGATTAGCTATGCCCTTACCATTCTTAAATAAAGCTATATCCATAAAATTAGCTTTATCTACCCTAAGCCATTTATCAGTATAATTTTCCTTAAAATAATTCTTACCTTTCCAACTCCAGTCAATTCCGTAATTATCAATCGTATCAGGCAAATCAATCTTTAATATATCCTTATATAAAGCCAATACCAAACCCCAACAATCCAATCCTTCCAAATCCCTGCCCCTATTCTTATATGGTATGCCGAGATATTTAGTTATAATATATGTATTAGACATATAAAACCCTTACAGGGATAGATGGAAAACCCCCATATCTTTTATAATTATTTAGTTCTTTGCATCTCTGTTTTGTCTTATTGCATTCCGTTTCTGACCCCGCATATCCGCATTCTATCCCCTTAAATCGCCATTGACAATAATTCCTTGAATAAGTTCTTCGTGGCAATGTAACCCCAAGAGCATCTACCTTTGGCAATAGATTAAACTCCGCCACCTGCTCATTTGCGATATAACTATCTATAAAAAATGTAAAATCAAGTTTACAATCCGTATTATCTAATTTATCAAGCCATACCAAAGTTATCTTTACCTTCTTACCTCGCCAATCATAAATTTCAAGGTAGTATTGTATAAGTCTTGATACATTTGATATTTTAACTTTTATCGCAGGAGTTTGATTTTGTGAATTATCCCCTATCTCATCGTGGCTGATAGGAAACTTCTGATAGGTTACACCATTAAATACTATATCCTCGCTCCATTCAGCGAGGGTAAGGTTATTGCCCACCCCATCATAGTCATAAATGGTATAGAGGTAAATTGGAGCATTGGTTATTGCATTTTTCTGTTTTAAGAAATCGCTATCCATTATGGACGACCTTCAGTTCAAACTCAACCTGATAAACTCCCGCCTCAAACCTTGTCCTGAAACTTTCAGCGACAAATCTTACGGTATATTCAGTATTATTAAATGGACTGGTAAATGTAAAGCTGCTAAGCGAGCCATATTTGCTGATAAAGAAATTCCTATAATCCTGCAACTGGTCATAAGTAAGTATCGGTGTTCTTATCCTGAACCCCAAAATCTGATTGGCGTGCTTTAATCTCCTCTGTTCGGTATCATTCTCAAATTCACTCACTATTACGGGATAATCTAATAATTCCTCACAACTCTCTCTGGCTAATATGAAATCACTCATTATCTTTTCACCACTTCCCTTCGTATAACCCCATTTCTCAAACTGTTAAGGTTTATAGTATTAATTATTACTCCTTCACCTTCTTTTCCCGACATTGCTGCGGCTACAGCTTCAGGAGTTATCATATTATATATTGTAAGCCTCTGCGCCTGTTCTCTATTACTATCATATCTTGGCACTACCTTCTCACCTTCGTGTAATCTATATACTCCAGTATAAGGAATCCTATCCGTTCCTTCTTGAAATCCCAATACAGAAGTAGGAACACCAAAGAATGCTGAAAGTGGTTTAATGATAGTATAAAACATAATTATTCTGGAGAAAACCTGTGCAAGTATTCTTAATATATTATTCCCAAAATCAATAAATACTTGTTGAATATCCCTTAACTGCCCAGTAAATACATTGAAAAATAAATCTTCAAAAAACCTACTCATTGCTTGAGCTGTGTTCTTAGCTACATCAGCACCTAATTGTCCGAAATTGGCTAAATCTTCTATTGCCTCTTTAGCACCTATACCAAATCCTGTCCAGAATTTATCAAGTTTACTTTTTAGAGTATCTAATGATTTTTCTTCTCTAACTATTTCTATTTTTCCTAAATCAACTGTAGGTTTGATTTCTGGTAATATGGGCACTGCTAATCTTAAACCCTTAATGGATAACTTTGCAATATTTACTGCAAATCTCTCCATCTTTCCAATTAAATCGTGTTTATCAAGCCACATAAACATCTTAGTAAATAAACCATTCTCACCACTTAATGCTTCATTCAAACCCGATATTTTGCCTATCCACTCTCCTATTTTCCATCCAGCAAAAGCTGAAGCGACCAAAAGAATAGCTGGGTATGCTAAACCCATATTCTTGATTAAAATTATTATATCAGTCGTTAATCCCATAAATCTAAAAGTAGAGAATATCTGCAATAGTGGTATTGCTTTTAACAAAAATCCTCCCATAATCAATAGTTGTCCATTAAGTAGTAAAATCAACTGAGTTAATTTCAATCCAGTCCCTACAACTATTAATATCACTCCGCTCAGAACCATAAAATCAACAATTAATTTCTTATTAGAGGAGGATAAATTATTAAACCACTTTTCAATGCTTTTAATTGTATCTATTAACTTATCTAAATATGGGATTATATATCCTGAAAGGGTATTTCCGAAATCGCTGAATGTCCTATTTAGTTCATCAAACTTGTCTTTAATAATTATATTTTCCTTACTTAATTGTCGCATAGCGAGCGTTAATGGAGCAAGTATCATCCCACCAAACATTATAAAACGAGAACCGAGCTTACCTATCTGAGTGCTTACCTGGACAATATTTTGCCCAAACTTCTGCATTTCTGCGCCAATATCTCTAACATTTGACTGGACTTGCTTAGCAGTAGTATTGAATGCTGAAGCATCAAGAGTTATTTTTGCCGATATTGCTCCTGCGTCAAACAATTAGCACCCCCTTTACCTATAACCTTCTTTCATCATTTCTCTTCCTAAAACAATAAGTTCATTACCCTGTTTTATCATTTTATCACCTTCGGAGAATATAATAAGCCCCATTACCAATACAATCAAAATAATAAGGGATGAAATAATCTTACCAAACATATTTACCTATTCTTTCTTTTGCCCATAAGCTTGAGGTCATCCCAGCTCTCCTTTACTATATGCTCCTTACCCAACTCTAACTCTCTTAACTGACTCTCATATGTATTTATGGCTTTCTCATAATCGCTGTCTTTCGCCATAGCCAATCTTGTAGCCTGTATATTCTTTATCTGCTCGGTTATAAGTTTCTTCTGCGCCTGCTTAAACCAGAATGCCATATCTCTAATATCAAGGTTTAATATATCCTTATAACTGAATTGAAAGGCAGAAGCGATTACTACTATTACTTCGCCTCTGCCCCTGAAGGGTTTTTTGCCTCAATATCCTCCCTTATGCTTTCAGTTATAAATTGCAAGGCTTTCCCTATCTTTCTTATATCAATACTATCTAACTCGGCATCAGAAATACCAAGCAATAAAGCTAATTGCTTTATAGGGCTTCTTACATCATCTTTATTCTCAGCAAGTTTAGCAACCTTATTAAGCAAGTCAGATGTAAGTTTAGCTACTACATACTCTTTTCCATCAATAGTCAACTCAATTGGTTCTGCTATGCTATCTACATTAAGCTTTTTTGTCATCTTTCACCTCACTCTTCTCCCCTTCAATGAAGTCCGCTATCATTGCCATATCGTTGCTGGAAATCTTAATTCCAGAATTAAGCAGTAAATCAAGCGGTATCAACTGAATATCAAGCTCTTCTTCAGTATCAAGCAAAGCGGTAAAGTCTTTTATAAACTCCCGAACATTTGTCTTAACTTGCTTTGGCTTCCCTTCTTCCACAGGGTCAGCATACTTTTCAACGAGCTTTATTCTCTCCTTATCAATATCTGCGAGTTCAGAATTGATTTTCCGCGCTATCTTCCCCAACCTATAAGACAGCTTTATATCCATCGGCTCGTTGAATATCTTGTCAAATATACCCTTTGCCTCTTGTAACTTCCCAAGCTTGATTTTCATATCTCCTCCTTAAAGGTTTCTCCGGCATCCCGCCGGTAGTTTATCAATCATTACCCAATCTTCCAGAACTTCGTGCCATCCGGAAATGCTTTGAAGATTACCTTATAAACTCTCTGATTTTCGTAGTTATAAGTAAGCTCCAAATCGGCTCTCGGATATGCCTTGTAAACTGTAAGCCAGGTGCTTTCATCCGTTGATACCACGCTGTCAATTATTGGCTTGAGTATCAATTGCTTTGCGTGAGTTAACAGGCTTTCACCTACCACCACGCCCACCTCAAGCTTTGTGCCCGTATAGGCGGAATTTCCTATAACCTTTGATAACTGCCCCAACGAGGTTCTGGTTAAAGGAACTTCAATCTCGCAGGATGCCCCAACCTTCAATTCATCTACATTGGTAACACCTTGCTGGTCTTCCCTTACTGGTCGGCTCTCTTCAGTATGCCTGAATATGACGCCGCCCATTGTCGCTCCTAAACTTACCCCGTCAAAATTCACCTCACAGGGCCCGAGGTCTTTGATTGGACTGCTCATTCTTCCTCCTTGTTATGCATCTTGAATTTTCAAGATGTAGTTTGTGCTTATTACAAATCTCCCCTTGTTATCCTGTCCTAATGATTGAGGAGCAGAAATTGCATAAATCGTATTGGCATAATACTTCTTACCTGTGATAACAACAGGTAAAGTTATACCCGCGCTTCCGTGTAGCAAGTCATATACTCCTTGCGCCATATCCCTTGCGTTTTGGTATTCGGCGGCAACCGCCAATACCTGAATAGTCATAGATACAAAATCTTTTAATGCAGGCTCTGTCGCGCCTCCCGTTTCTATAACGACCAAATGGTCTGCAGTTATTGTTGAGGGAACAAAGCCTGCAAAGATGTTAGTTCCTATTATGTATCCTGTAAGTTCTTCTTGCAAATAACTTACTATCTCCTTAATCATTGGCTTTCCTTTATCCTGTTAGCTATAATCTTAAAATAAGTATCTTTATTTCTGATTAACTTGCTCTCTAAATATTTAGCACCTGAAGATGGGTCGGTAAAATTCATATCAATTCCTTCGTGTAGTCTGGAAGCATACGGGACATTAAAACCTACTACCCCTACATAATTTCCATAGGATATATGCTCACTATGGTCTTGATTTGCCTTACCAGGTTTTCCGTGTTTTGATATAGCTACTAATTTATTCTGCACAAATGCGCTTCCTGAACCCCTTAGCCATCCTTCCTTTATAGGCACGGTAGGGACTTCCATAATACAATCGTTAAGTAATTGTAAAACAGCAACGCCAAGCCCTTTCTCAACTGCTTCAGGCATAGCATTATTCACTATGTTCTTCATCTTTCTCTGAAAATCCTCATCATTAAAGCTTATTTCCATTAGCTTAAATTAACCAGTAAATAACGATTGCTAAAGTCCTTCTTCCGCTCTATACCCAATATAGAGTATTCCTTGCCATCGTAAATAATCTTATCCTTATGCTCCAAAGCCATAATAGGAAGCATAACATAAGCACTTGAAACTACCATTTCGCCCTGAAGGTTACGCACCATTTTTGTTTCAAAGATAAATCTTCCCTTGTAGGCAGTCGTAGTATCTGAAGCCACACCGCCCCAAGTTCCATATACTATCCTTCTGATTGAAATATCATTTGTGAAATATACATTCATCATATCTGGCTTAAAACCTCCTCAAAACGACTAAAACTATCAATCTTTATACTCGGAGCTTGGCTTAGTTTAATTACTTCATTCAAATATCCTCTATCCTCAAGTCTCTCTCTGGTTACTGGCAATATAACACATTTGCAATTCGGATGTAGCGGAGGTTTCTCGGTCAAAGCAGGGAAGTCCTTATCCATACCACTTATGGAATAAACTCTTCCAGAAAACTGCGCACAATACTCGCATACCTCTGCGTGTGCATCCCATTGGACAAGGTCTACTCCATAGCGTAAAGCAGTATTGATTGTCCCCTGCGAAGAAGCCTCTCTTGTCCTTGTTCTTGCGATAAGCGATGCATAACTATCGGGTCGGTAATTTCTACCATTGATTACTATGAACTGCTGATTACCCATTTGTTTCCTCAATCCTTTGAGTATCCTATCCGACACTGTTCTTCTCGCTTCCCCTTGAATTAAGCCCTCTGCTATCATACTGGAAATCTCCGCGTCTTGAAGAATAGTCTGCTGTGTTTGCAGGATATACCTATCAAAAAACTTTTTCATTCCGTTATTGGCAGTTATCAATTCTATAGTTACATCATCTACCAATGCATTTATTGCCGAAGTATGTATCTTGGCATCATAAGAAACGAACCTTGTCGTTCCTATTGCCTTCAACCTTTCTGCCGCTATATCTATGCCTCTTTCATAAGATTGAGGTATTGAGTTCTTTGCCCAATCATAAACTCCTTTATTTAACCCTGCCACTATACCATTGACTTCCTTCAGTAACTGTTGCGCCCTGTATCTCTGAAAGTCAGTAAGATCTATCTTTTTCAACTGTTTAGACAAGTTAAACTGGGCAGAGCGATATAATTTAATTAATGATTCTATCTGTTGCCTAAGATACATTTCCTTTGCAATAGGTGAAAGTTCTTTGAATGCCATCTATAATATCCTATCCTTCCCTGTCCTTTGCCTGTCTCCAATAGGAGTAGCATATAGCTACATTCTGCTCCCTGCTATTATGAGGCTTCTCGTTCTCCATAAAACTTATGCACCTGCTCAAATATCCATCTCTATCGTTATTCTCTAACTCTTCTTTAGTAGGATACGGCATTATAATCCCATCCCTTCTATATCATCATCTCTATTTACTTGCTCCACCCCGAAGGAAGTTTCAGTTTCATAAACAGATAGGTAACGCTTTACTATCGGAGGCAAAGGCAAACCATTAACCATATCCTTATCGTAACTCTCCTGCACAACCCCCGCCTGAATTACACCTTGCGCCTGAAGCCCTAATCTTGCGTCCATATCCTCTTGATGTTGTAATAAAAATAAAGCCATTTCACATTGAGCATTCTGCATATTGGTGCTTATTTCAGTAGGAAACTCAAATATGCCCGCATTCATAAGATAGTTATAAGCGGTAGTCAAGGCGGCAGTCTTTGATACCCCTGTATGCCAATACTTTTCAGCACCGAGCCTTGAAGCCATATATGTTTCGGCTTCTTCTAATGTTACCCATCCGTAAACTGTATCTCCCATATTGCCTCCTAATGATTAAGAATATACTCTTCCCCTAAAACCTTATCTACTACCTTATTATAATACAATGGTCTTAAAGAACCTTTTATATGATAAATCTTGGCTTTGTCCATTCCCGCCTCGTCTTCAAAGTAGAAGTAGTTATATGTATCGCAATCAGCTATTTTTATCTTTACTCCATCACAATCAACTATCTCTCCTAACTGAAATAATGGAGTATAGTTTAATAAAACTCTATTCATAGCATCTTGGTCAGCTCTACTTCTGTCAAGTTCCGATATCCACCTGTCTATAAACTCTATCGTATTATTGCAATACCTGAAAGCCATAACTCCGGCATTTATATATCCATCATAGATATTTCTTATCTTTAATTCATTCCATCGCCTTAATGTTACTGCTATATCGCAACCTTCCAGCAACTCATCCACTCTCTCTTTCATAAGGCAATCACTATCAAGCCATAGTATATTCTCTTTCAATTCCAATAAGGCGGTCTTGATTAAGCTTGGTTTGAAGAAACAAGGTGCAAAGAAATTGTCTTTCTTTACAAATCTGGACATCGGGTCATTCATAAGCCTATAAACTTTGAAATCATACCCTAATTTCTTTACGCTTTTCTCAAGATTAAGAGCCAACATAGCGTAATCACGGCCAGGTGTATTGTATATTGCTGAAATTACTTGCATAGTTCGTATAGATTACAATAAGGAATTGGTTGTTTTGACCAAGTCCAAGCGTTCCACTTCTCATAAATTGCTTTACATTTATTATATAATTCCAAATCATTTTGAACCTTCATTATCGGCTCGCCTTTATAATTATTCTCAACCTTGAACCATCCCGCGTCAATAGCTATATCGGTAGTTAATATACGTCTATGGGTTAGCTTGGCAATATGATTGGTAAGTATATGGTCAATATTGCCATACTCGCCCCAAGCGTTATGGGTAAATAATACACTATCCTCGTAGCTTGGCAGTAAATCAATTACACACTTTACTACCTGCTCAACCATCTTGCCTAAATCCCCATTCCGTGTATTCATACGATAGAACTCGCTGTTGTAGTCAAAACAAACTATTTCCGCGCCTATAAGCTTTCCCACTTCCTGCAAGGCGAATATCCTATTCTTACACCAAGCCCTTAATGGGTTATTGCTGTCATTGGAGCAACAGATAATGCGCTTTGCCTTTGCCAATACTGGAAAGCCGAATATAACCTCATCATCGGGATGAGCTACTAAATAGGTGATATTATTTCCAATCATTTCTTCTTTCCTACTAAATAAAAACAATGATAATCCCAATCCTTCAATATTATATTGTAATTCTGAAAATACTTATCTATGGTATATCTGCTAATATTCCCGTGATATATGAAATGCCCTTCACTCTGGCTTTCCCTTATTGGAAGCATAAAGAATAATAACCCGCTATTTTTGAGCATTCTTTCTATATTAACTATTGAGGCTTCAAAATCCTCAATATTATTGCAATGGTCTAATGTATTTATACAAAATATAGTATCGGCTATATTATTAGGCAAGTCTATATCCTTACAATAAGCATTTATAATCTCCACTCCAGCAGGTATCTTGTTGTATCTTTCCTTGAACTCATAAGCTAATGGGTCAGCCAATATCTTCCTTCCTTTGATAGGCAGAAAATTGAATACACCACCAAAAGCCCCTCCACCTATATCAATAGTAGTCCCATTAAATTCATAACTATTAAGCTTGAAGTATGCTTTATGCTTCTCAAACTCGGCATTATATTCGGCTATCAGCGCGGGGTTTGCCATTACCTTATCCCACCAATACTTCTCCAGTTCAAATTCCTTACTCCATAAGTTATTCATTTAATCCAGTTAACAATTATAATAATCCCTAACTTTAGTATGCCCTAAATGAAGTATAATCTCATTCCCTATACCTACATCTTCCGCACATACGCACCATTGAGGTGGTAATAAACAAGGAAAATATCCTAACTTATAAACTGCTCTCCACATAGCCAACGGCCCTCTTACGGGGTTAGCTATCATAATCTGGCAATATTCCTCTAATATTCTCCTTGCCCTTGTATCTTTAGTATTGAAGGCAATGGGGCTCATATTAAAAGCATATCCCAATCCCTTTGTTTCATCTAATTTTCCATCACTATGAGAGCCTGTATCGGTATCTATCTTGACTAATTTACGGGGATTAGCCGGTAAACATAAACCAAACTTCTTAGTTAAGGTAAGCAATACCCGTATATCTTCACTTACTATCTTTATATCGGCATCAAGGGAAATTGCTATCTCCGCTTCGCTTGAGAGTAGTTTTTCAACCTTCCAGTAATCATTCATATAGTATCCATAGAATTGGCTCTCCTGTTCAAATAAGGAATTACATTCACTTTCGGTGTAAACACTCACCTTCGCCTCTGGAAAGTAATGCTTGATATTGTCAATATCAGGTTTGAACTTACCGTTAAATTCAGCGAATAATATCTCAAGCGATTCCATCTGTTTTTACTCCATTTCCGAAATCAAGATACTTTATTCCATCCTCTTTTACCTTGACATATAATAGTCCTCTTCTACTTGCCTGAAAGTGCTCTATTACCGGCTCGCCCTCATTAATCATCACATCAAATATCTGGCAGTAGGTAAGTGGTAATAGATTAATCTTAATCTTACCTTCCATCCCTTCTATTGCGTGTATCAGGGTATGCTGGGATAATTTGGTCTCCATAGGAGCGTCTAACCTCTCCCATAAGTCCAGTAATTCTCTTACAGGCTTACAATTCTTAAGATACATTGTGCCGCCAAGATACTCAAACCTATCGCTATGAAATTCCTCCCAATTCTTCCAGTATTTGGAGCGGTCTATTTTGGTGATACCGAAGTCCTCCTTGAAGTTGTCAAACAAGGCTGGATATTGCTGTATCTCACCGTCTGCGTCTATATATAGAATATCCCTACCCTTGTGCTTATCAAGGAAATACTTCAATATCCTAATCCTATCGTGTATATTCGCTCGCCAAGAACCCTTGTCATCCTGTGCGTAGAAATCATATTCCAACCCAAATCTTATGATTGACTTCTCAAGCCTTCTAATCTCCAATTCATAGCCTGTGCCTTTGGTAAAGAATGAAACCACTATCGGTCTTTTTATTTCCTTGATATCATCAATATCCCCAAATTCAAATGCCTTTATATTGCTTTTGGGGTTAAGGTTAATTATCTTTGTGATGTCCTTCACTTCACCTGCCACCTTATTGAAGTCTTTTATGAAGTCCTTATATATCTCCTCTTTATTGGATGACGGATAACCCGAATGGAAGTTAGCCGTGCTGTCATTCATCCCGTAGCAGTCAAAACCAAGCAGGTATATTGGATTTGCCCCAAGACATATAGCAAGGCATAGGGCATTCAAGCCCGAATTGTTATATGGCGGGATACCGCCTGCGTAGGAATTATATTTGAAGTCGCTGGGATGGATTATATCTATCTGGTAAATATCCTCTGGGAATGGAAACGCCTGAACATTTAGCCAAGTCTTATAACCCTTATAAGCCTCAAACTTCTTCTTAGCTTCTTCACCTTCTGGAAACTCCTTATTTTCATAGAAGCCGAATACTCTGGCGTCTTGGCATAGGTTAATAGCGGAGAACGGGGCGTATTCAAATCCCCTGTTTACGGTTATTACAAGCTCCCCTCTCAACCTTTCAAAGTCAAACCCTTTAAGTGAAGTCCCACCACCTATAATAAAACACCTTCTGCCTGCCCAAGCTCCTGAAGGTATATATTGATATAATAGTTTATTCTTTCGTAACTTCCCATCCCCGTCATAAAGGTTATCTATATATTGTTGGAGTATACCTTTATGCTTTATATCTTGCATTGTAACTGAGGCAGGTGGCTTTTTATGGGTAATTACTTCCCTTTGTGGTTTTCCCAGCTGCGACATTGTAATCGCCTGTCCCATTATAACTCCTTTTTTTAACTTCAGGGGTAAGCTTTAACATTGAGTTATTGCCTACCCCCAAAGTCATTCAGCGATTACGCTGTGGCACACTTGCGAATCTGGTCTGTATCTCCTATAGCGCCTCCATAACGCATCCAACCCGCCATCGTATCGGCATAAGCCAATATGTCAAACTGGTCGTATATCGTTAAGTCCATCCTATAGCCACCTTTCATCTTTCCTTTCGGAAGGATTACGTAGTAGTAGGAATTGCTGGAAAGCATCAGGGTGTAAATTATCCGAATATTGAAGGATAAGTATGACCCAGAGCCAACCACCGGTTGCTGTATCATCCTTGAAGCTCTTTCAAGACGGGATTTCAAAGCGATAGGTGCTAATATAACAAACTGGCTATTAGCATTCACGCCCATACCCGAGTCTTTCAAGGCCGTAAGAATTGCCAAGCAAGCTGCGTTAATAGTATTGACATCTCTTATGGCATTGTAATTCTCATTGCTGGTCGCCACAGAAGCAGGAGTTACTGCCTGCCAAGAAATATCCTTACCGGTTACAGCTTCAATAAGAGCATAGAAATTAGTAGCTCTTGAGGAATATGCTTTATTGCGGAATGCTATCGCATTATCCTCCAATGTCCAATACTGACGGTCATCAATGAGTGTGCGATACCATCCCAAAGCTCCACCATAAAGGTCAAAACTTACCGATACCTCACTACCTGACATCTTGTAAACTTTGGCTTTCTCCCCTACCGCAACCTTTGAGAAGGTTAAACCACTTTCAACAGAAAGGATTTTGAAACCACTCTCGTTAGTTCCAGAGAAATCCCTTATGTCAAATATCTCCTCATACCCTAAATCATAATCAGGAGTTGCGTGATACTTTTCCAAAATCTGGAGAATCTCCGTAGGGAAATCCCCTTTTGTAGCAAAGTGCTGCATAGCCTTCTTCAAGGTTACATCGCGGTCAGGAGCTTTCATAAAATGCTGTAATGCCCCAACCACCTTTGACCTTGAGGAGGCATCAGCGAAGTTCACTTTATTCCAATCGCTAATAATTTTACCTTTCATTTATTCCTCCTCGTTAAGCTGCTAAGTTGCCTGTTAAGTCAATAAGCACAGTAGTCGCTGAAGCACCTGCCGCCTCTAAAGCCCTACCGCAAAGCGTATTACCTGTGGAAGCATTGGTTACTTTCTTATCCGCTGCTTTGTAATACACTTTATCTCCAGCTGCAAAAGATATTCCTGTGCCTGCAACCTTTGGCACTACGATTTTCTCGCATTTGTAAATCAATACTGCATCCAGAGTTGCAGCCTTAGTTTCAGCTATAACTCCTACAGTATCCTCTACCTTTACCATATCCCCTGCTGTATAACCAGCAGTCGGGGCGGTAACAACCATAGAGGCGAAGACATTGCTCCTTAATTTCAATGCTGTCTCTGACATCAAATCCTCCTTGTGATTATATCAATAATTCCCTACCTATTCTTTACTCTGCCCTTTATAGGTCATCAGGGTCAGGAAACTCCGCTATTGCGGTATCAAATCATTATTCTCTGGAGATGTAAAGTCAGTTGCCTCTCCGCCTTTGCCATCACCTGAACCAGCGCCTTTGTCTTCTTTCTTCTCGCCTTCTTTCTTTACCTCTACCCCAAGAAGCTTAGCTGTTTCTATGTAATCATTTACTTGTCCATCAAGAAACTTATCAAATTCCGCTTTAAGGTCTTCACCATCTTTTTCACTTTTGAATGTATTGAGCCTTTTTTCAATATACGCTTTTTCTTTCTCATCTAACTTCCTCGCTTCCTTCGCATTGTCAAATAACTGCTTTACTTGCGTCTTGCTCACTACTTCATTTAATGATTTAATCTTGTTTTCCTTCTCGTCAATAGATTTAGTAAGCGTGATAATCTTCTCTCTCTCTTCGCCTAAAACCTTCTCAATACGCCTTGCGTGCTCGTGGGCGTTATTATATTCTTTCTTGAATACTTCAGTAGCCTTCAAATCGCTTTCACCAAATAAATCCGTGACACGTAATCCTGCCTCTTGTATTGTTGCCTTAAGTTCTGAGATGATTTGCTCTTTATCCATTTATAACCTCCCTTTCTGGGTTAACTCCTGCCTCTCGCAGGTGATTTAATACTCTCCCTTACCGCCTTAATTCTTGCCATTAGCTTATCTTCCTTTGTTTCGGGTTGCATAAAACATTGGACGATACCCATTAACGTAGCTGTTTCAAATGCCGGTTTATCTATTGCCGAATTACTCAATGCGATAGCTGATATATCATCCACATCAACCGCCTCCCCTTTATTATCTGCCTTTGGTATGTATTCCACATTCGCCTCAAAACTGGCTACATCTAAAGGCAGTTTTCTATGTTCCGGATATATGTAAATGGCCGCTAAAGTTGATAGCTTATCACCAATATATTTTACTGTCTTTCCAACCACTTCGCCAATCTGTTCCCTACCCGATGTTTCATTAGTCTGTCCGTGCCGATGGAATACCGGAGTGCCAAGATTAAGCCTTTCGCCAATCTTTACAATCATATCTTTCACATACTGTATAGCTTTCTGCACCTTCATACCAAACTTGACTTCGTTCCCTTTAGCTACACCTTCATTAGCTATTGAAAAAACCCTGACCTCTGGTCTTTTATCAGTTCTTCTTATCCTCTCCAAAGTGTCAGTAGGTATCATAGACAAGGCTTCCCCTCTTGCCATATTTTGCATTTCAGCTTTTATGCTATATCTCATATTCCAACTCCTTCTTCAATAGGCTCTTCTTCCTCTTGTTCTTGTTTCTTAATACCTTCCATAAACTTTAATGCGCTTGCTTCCTGCGCTGCCTTTATTTCATCCGCATTGGCATCAGGGATTTTTGATAAGATATAATCTAAATCAACCACACCGGCACTATATAATGGTAGCCATACATTGGCTAATTGCTGTATCTGTCCTTCGGTAAATGATAGTATCTTCGCCTTGACTTTGCCTGTTTCATAACCTCTCTTATATACCGTATTAGCCATAAGCAAAACCTTATCAAATAGCTCTTCGTAAAAACCCTCCCAGATATGTCTTTCCTTATTCGTTGAGGCGTTGATGAACTCAAATAAATCCGTGCTGACTGCCCTATTGCTCATTAAATCAGGCAATCCAAGAAAATGCACGGGCACGCCGGTAGCACCCGATATAAACTTAGCCAGCATTATAATCTCTTCCTTCAATGAATTAGCTCCACTTCCGCCAATCTCCACATACTTGAATTCGGCTGTGCCTATGAATGCCTTTCCGGTTTTCCAGTTCAAATCTTTCAATAAAGCTCTGGTATTCTCAACCTCCACTTTGTCTTTGCATAAGAAATAAGGAGTTGGAGTTCCAAAGAAGCGGTTACCTTCGTGCCAGTCATTCAATGACTTATCCAAATCCTCACAATGTCTCAATACCATAGCGGTCTTAGGCATAACCTCATTCACCTTATCTATCCTGCCGGCGAACTTCTTATAGACAAACTCATCCTCCTGTAATACCACATCCTTGCCTACTGTCTTGTAATTGACAGATATATATTTCTGGTAATCATCAGGCGCGTTAATTACTTTATAATTATTGGTAGCATAAGATATATACCTAAAATCTATTTGCTTCTTATCCTCATTTGGAATAATCCTTACCAAAGCCCTGCCGTCAATCTCGGCTTCCTTTGCCAACTCTTGCGGCATCTCCTCGTCAAGATTATTATACCTTACAAACTCATCTATGAACTCCAACTCCCTTGAGTTTTCATCTTCACATACCAGTTTTATCCCTTGCCCGATTATAAATGCGCTACGAACATCAATAATATTTCTTACTTGCAATACTCCCCATTCGGCAGTTCCATCATATTTATCAGCCAGTGCCTTGACCGCCGCCTGATATGCCCTGTAGGGATTGCCCTGTGAGCCGCCTATCTGGGCATTACTTAATAAAATATTCACCGAATTTTGTAATTCAGCAATCTCAGTTTTTAATTTAGTAGTTTCTCTAATCTCCCTAAATAACTTAAACATTTATTTTCTCCTCTTGCTGAATTAAAAACATCTGTTTCCAATAATCTCTTTTCTTTTAGTTTCCTTTGAGTGCTTAAACCCTAATGGTAACATTTAATATCCCTTTCATCTTCTGGGTGCTACATCCCAATCCAATACAGCCCCACCACCGCCTTGAGGCTCGTCCAAATCCTCTATGGCGTAACGCATAGCAGATATTGCGTGGTCGTTAAACTTCACCGGCTCATCAAGTATCTTACCATCCTTATCCTCTTTCCACTTATAGGAGCGTATTTCTTTCAATAGATTGGAGCTGTCTTTGGTAATATAAAGCTTTTTTCTTTTAACTACATCTATTCCGTCCTTGACACTATTCTTTCCCTTCTTTGCGCCCTCAACCCAGAAGCCCGCCCTTCTTATTTCCTCAATCCTATCTGGCTCGGCGCTATCTGCTTTTACCAGCTTCTTATTTCTCTCGTATTCTGGTATCAATATATTCATCTGCGCTATGAAATCGGCATTGGTAAGATAACTTTGATACAATAATTCCTGCAAATAAACATTGACCCTGTCCTTTACCCCAACCTTTATTAATGAGCTTGGATTGTTATATCCGAAATCAACGCCATATAATACATCATCGCAATTATCTGGGAAGCTATCTATTAATGACCAATTATCAAATACTATCGCCTTTGTCTGCCCCTTCTCGCCAAGCCCATATATCTTCCAGTAATTCTCATCTATATCCTTCAGCCTTTCAATTTCCTCAATAATCGAGTCCTCAAGGAATGGATTATCCTTATAGCTTGATTGTATAAAAACGCAATCCTTCCTTGTAAGCACCTTATCATATATCCAATGGAATTCGTAGGCTGGGTTATAATCTAATACTATCTTGTCTGAAGTCCTGATTGATAATTGAAAGAAATCCTCGTAATCAAACTCCGTAGCTTCGTTAAGCCAAAGATAATCCCTTTTTGTTCCTTTCTTTTTCTCGGCTATGTCCATTGAAATAAACTCAACAAGATTTCCATTGAGCCGATATTCATTAAGGGATTTATTATGTAGATACTCAGAATAAATACCTAAATCCTTGAGTATGAAAAAGAAATCCCTCATAACCGAAGAGTGCATTGATGGGGTTGTTTTTCTTGCTATCGTGAGAACTTTATCGGTGGTTTCAAGAAGTTTGGTAATAAATAACTGGGCAAGAGAGAAAGTCTTAGATGACTTTCTATAACTGGATGTATAAAAATCCCCGCCTTATGAAACTCATCCGCAAGCTTGAAGAAAGATGCGATGGTGTCAGGGTAGATATGGTGGAGGACGCCTTATTTAATAAACT